ACTTTTCTCTTTAACATATCTAGATTTTTCTACATTAATAATAAAGTGATAACCTTTGATTTCCGTTCCAACCTTGTCTTGTTGGCGACCCAGAATCCAGATGTTGTCAGCACTGTAGTAAATACCTGTGCCACCACCTACGATGTCTTTCGGAAAGAGACCAATCTCTTTGTATGTGTGGTTGACGGCCAGCATTGGAATGTTCTTCATGGTCAGGTAGGGGGTTACCATACGGAACAAACCTTTCAATGCTTTAGCACGAGACATATCTGCAACCGACTTTTCATTGATTGCATCTTCGAGTTCTTTCTTAGATGCAAGGTTACCAATGGAGTCGATGACAACGATGACATTATCTTCTCGTGTCAGTTCCTCAAGTTGACCAATCAAGTCAAACTTGAGTTCCTCTACATTCGCAATCGGCGTATGCAGAACTCGGCTAGTGTCAATCCCGAACTGCTCGAAGTAAGATTGGGGTGAACCAAACTCACTATCATAGAAAAGCAGAACTGCATCTTTCTTCTCTCTCAGATATGCACCCGCCATGAGCAGGGCAAAAGAGGTCTTAAAGTGCTTACTTGGGCCTGCAAGGACTGTAAGTCCTGGCGTAACACCACCGTCAATACTACCAGATAGGGCAACGTTCACCATCGGAACATCTGTTTGCACCATATCTTTTTCAGTAAAGAATTTACTCTCCGACAGAATCTCCGTCGTTTTGATTTTCGAGTTCTTCTTCAGTTTGTCCATAATCGACATTGTTTGATTCCTCACGTTCATCTAATTCATATTGGTTACGATAATCATTGTTAATACTAACACATTTATCAATTAATGTCAAGTCATTATCGAACAATGTGAATGCTTTTGTGTCTTTGGGGAAACACGCTCCACCAAATCCACGTTTACCATCATAGCCTGGCACACGAGTGTGTCCAACACCAATGCGTGGGTCTTTACCGATTGCATTGACAACAGTTGGAAAATTACATCCAAACTTCTTGATTGAATCAAACAATTGATTGAAGAAGGTAACCTTTGTTGCAAGGAATGAGTTGACACCATACTTGATGAATGATGCCTCAACAGGAGCGCAGAAGACATACTCCTCGGCAGTGCAGAGACTATACACACTGTAGAGTTCTGCAAGTCCTTTACAAGCGTCTGGATGTCCACCAATCACATGATACTTCGCACTAACAAATTGTTCCTTTGCATTTGATTCATTCAGAAACTCTGGATTTACTGTCAATCGTTTAATATCATCTTCATATATCGACGAGAATATACGGTCTGCAACATCAGGAGTGATTGTTGATTTGATTACAACACCACCCTCAGTATGTTCAATCAGTTTCAATGCTGCATCTTCAACAATCGACGCATCGATGAAACCACTCTCAGCCATCGGTGTCGGCGCACAGATGAAACTGACATGCGGTTTCCAGTCTAACAGGTCATCGATAGTTGTATCATATTTGGGGTCAACATAAAACTTCTCAATCTCTGGATGCGTGAATGCGTAGTCAACCGCACCCCCGACAAACCCATGACCGACGATGCCGATTCTCATTTTTTCATAATCTTGATGTTCAATAGTTTCGCTCATTAATTTACTCCGTAATATTCTTTATACCAACGAACAAATGCCTCAACACCTTGTTCGATATTCACTCTGGGTTTATAACCTAATTCTCGGAGTTTCCCAGTGTTACTCCAAGTTTCCAGCGTGTCTGCTGGATGACGGGGAGCGAGTTCAATGTCTGCTTCCCTACCTAACTCTTTACTTATACACTTGATAAAATGCATCAGTTCTACCTGTTTACCACGACCAATATTATAGATTTGATTGGTCGGGACATCCTCAAACAACACTGTCTTGATACCATTGACGATATCACCGACATAGGTGAAGTCTCTTTTCATATCACCATAGTTGAATGCCTGAATCGGTTTACCCTTAACGATGTTATCGGTGAACTGAAACAGTGCCATGTCTGGTCTACCCCACGGGCCATATACGGTGAAGAACCGAAGACCCACATTGTTCAGACCAGAGATTTTGAACTGACATTCGTTTACATACTTGGTATATGCATATGCGTTCAACTGGTGACCAGTCACTTGGTCTTCTACCCAACCAGTCTTGGGAATAGGCGTTCCCCCATAGACAGAACTAGTAGATGCATAGATGACTTTCTGAACCTTATACATCTTACACACCTCAATCAGGTTTTGGGTGGCATCGATATTATCCTGATGATAGATGCGTTCTTTACCAAAGGAGTCACGCACATTCGCACGAGCGGCAAGGTGAATGACAATATGTGGTTTGATTGTATTGAATGCTTGGTCAAGGTCATCAAAGTCCTTGAGGTCACATTCATATACTTCGTGTCCAAAGTATTCCACACGATTCTTCTTGAGTGCAGGGTCGTAGAAGGTATTGTAGTTATCGAGTCCGATAACATCGAACCCATCTTCCAAAAGGGAATCCGCAAGGTGACTCGCGATGAACCCAGCACCCCCTGTTATTAGTATTCTCATTATCCGTTCCTGTAAATGTATTCGAGAGCTCTGTCTGCTTCTTTATCTAGTGGTCGGTTTTCATACCAGTTACCAGTCTCACGGTCAAGTTCACCACACAGTTGAGATATCTGTGAGGCAGTGATAGGGTAACCTTTGGATATTGCGTTACCCGCAACCGCAACCATAATCTGATACATCTTGTGATACCAACCAGTCCCAGTGATAGACCGATACTCCTGTTCTAACTTCTTGGGAAAGAACGGACAGTCACGATATGATGTCCAACTATAGTCGGTGTTATCTAGGGAGTTCTTACGATGTTCCATCACTGCCTTCTGTAGTGCAGGCGGTAGTCTGTCCATAAAGGTCTTACCCTGTGTCTCAACATACGAGTGTTTGTTCATCAACATATCAGGGTCAAGTTTGACACCATCGTTGGTGAAGATGAAACTATGTGCGTTAGGATACTGAGCGGGAACATAATACATACGCGACAGGTCTTTGGTCTGTTCGTCACCCAGACCCTTGAACTGTTTGTTCATTGCGAACCAGAAGTGCGGTAAGTCCTTAGACTCTACACATCGAGTGAGGGGGAAGACAAGTCTAAACTTGGGGTGGGACTCTGTGGAAGATGCGGTTGAATAACATACATAATAATATTGTCCAAACATTTCTCTAAGGTCGGACTCCAAGTCCTGTCGAGGGATGTAAGCGTCAACATCAAGACAAGCCCAACCACCCCAATACTCAACGTTCTTATTAGACCTTGTTCCCTCAGTAACATAACGAGCAGGACTAATGAGAGGAGAACTGTTACTACCACCTTTCTCACCTTTCTGATTTGATAAAGAATACAGCAATGACTCAAACTCATCCCATGTGTCGAACTCTTGGACACGATGAGTCTTGTTGTCAAACGTATTCTTGAATATAGTTAGAGAGTATTTCATTATGTAATAATACCACAATCAGTCAGTTTTGTCAATAGAATAATTCAAAGTCCCTTGCATATGCTTGTTCTACTAACGATTTCTCTGTGGCGGTCAGTTCTCTGGGTTCATATCTACCAACCATATCGTGACCTATTTTTGTATTAAAGTCCTTTTCAAACTCTTCAAGATTTTCAAATCGATAAATCTTATCAACATCTATCTTACCATTGCGTGTCACATAGTGTGATTGGTCAAAGATTATATATGGTGTATTAGTTTGGTGTCCCCACCCATTCGGTTCAATAATCGTTTCAAGAAAATGTTCTAGGTTTTTCCAGTGACCTCTGGTAAATCTCTGAGAGTGATGAAAGTAACTAATGGCTCGGTCATATGGATTTCGAACTACAGCAAAACTATATGTATTCCTCGTATTATTAAGAAGTCTCATCTCACTGATAGACTCATGATGAACTTTTGAAACTCTTGTCCAGTTCTCATGTCCGTTGTCTTTCAACCAATTCCAGATACTTGTTCCCGCTGTCTTAGGAATGTGAATAAACAGAAGTTTCTTCATAGGGGACACCTGTCAGTCAATATGTGAATCCTATCAATAGGACTGTTGTTTTTAACGCCATGCACACCCACGATATTATTCAGTTCGTATATCTTACCTTTTTCTAGATGCCACGATTCGCCACTATGATTGAACTTTACGTCAGGGTGTGTAATCAAAGGTATATGATACCTCTTGGTGCGTTGAAAGATTTGGAAGTCTGGTTTGTCGATGTGTTCTGGTATTTTACGCCCCGACTTCAAGTTTACCAAGATACTTGTCACCATCTTGGCAGGGCCTTCTATCTCATCGAGGTATGCATATATTATATCCAGTTCCTCTTTGTATTCCTCATAGTGGGGATATACTTTGATGTTATTGAACTTATCATCTCCATCGGGTTCATAACCAAAAAGGTTATGACACCACTGAAACGGGACAGCACGAGCCTGTATATGAACACCTCTCTGTCGTTGTTTCCATTCGTCCCACTCTTCAGGTGTAATGCGAGAGACCCGTTCCGCAAGTGCGTCAACGTTTATCTCACCCACTACACGGAGTGTCCAATCAGGTTTGGTTCTGTGAGGTTTAGGCAAAGAACATATCCAGTTGTGCTTTAGGTTCGGCAGACCAACCAACCGCATCAAGGATTGGTTCGAGTGGGTCAAGGAAGGTCTTCTCAAACATTGTCTTATAGTCAATGTATTTATCAAGGGAGAGTTCGCGAGGTAAGTTCACAGGATAGGAGATAACATTCTCCTTGATAGGATTAGGAGTCTTGAGATAACAGAACTTAATCTTCTCACCATTCTTAATAGTCTCATAACGCATACCTTTGGTGTGGTGGTTGAACAACAACGCGCCCCGCACATGGATAGGTGTCCCCTTCATGTAGATAGAGTCACGGTCTTTCCACTTGTCAACCGCACTGACACCACGAGGAAACGATACGTCCTCGGCGGGTAGGCTGTTGAACTCACTACGGAAGTTAGAGATAAACTTCTGCGTATCAGTCTCAGTCCCCTCGATAATCACACGGAAGATTTCCTTGAACTTGTCACGCACGACCATCGGGGTAGATGACTTGACTGCTTCGATACCCATCATCTTGAGTTTGGGTTGTGCATACTGCACACCCTCAGAGTTGTGAACATTGAGAATGTATCGTTTCTTTGCAACCCAGATAGCACGGTCAGCAATCACCTCACGACCCATCTCCATACGATTGATGTATGAGTTAGTGTAGTCTGAGAGTTCTTCGTATGACTTCTCCAGAACCTTTTCAAAGTGTTCGCGACAAATCTTGTCAAGGAACTTCACGGGTTCTTTGGGGTCAAACTTCTTGACCAGTTTAGACATATTGATATAGAGCGAGTCAGTGTCAATGGCAATCACATAGTCATCATCGGTAGAAAGGAGATTGTTCATTTCCGTGTTGACTGCGCGTTCTGCCCATTTGATTGACAACTGACCCGCAAGTGTGATGGACTCCGCGACCCTTTGGTCAAAGTAACGAAACCATCGATTACCCAACGCACCATAGAGACTGTTCATGAGGATTTTAATAGCCATCTGTTGGTTGTCGAGTTGAGAGATTTTATTGGAGAGAGACTTGGTAGGTGTCTGTTCGTATTCCTGTTGTGCCTCAAGCATCTCCTTCTTGATGACACGGCGTTCACTGTAATACTGACGAATGATACTAGGGATGACACCTTCCTTGTCGTGACGGAAACGCACACCCGAAGGGGCGAGCGCATAGTTCTGGTCACGGGGAGTCTGTTTACGCAACATGCGTTCAACCGATGTGTCGGACAGACCATCGACCACAGTCTCAGGTGACATGTTGTATTGCACAATGATGTTCGGATACAGAGAGTTCAGGTCAAAGGATGTAACCCACTCGTGCGACCCGACTTGAGGGTCTTTTACATACCCACCTTCGTAGTCACCTTTGGACTTCTCAACCTTCGGGGGAACTGCGACCTTCTGTTGGTTCAACAGACGATACAGGATTGTGTCCCAGATAGTTGTAGTCCCAAGCACGTCCTCATAGTTCACACCACCACGATAGGCCATCGTGAATGCGAGAGTGATGATACCCAACTTCTCTTCCAGTTTATCCACCAGTTCAACGTCCTTGATGTTGTAGTCAATAAACTTCTGGTGGTCTTCCTTATAGAGAGTGTGGAGATTACCATACTCCTCGTAGGATAGTTTGCTCTCACCCAGAACAACATTCGCGATATGGTCAAGTCGATAGGACTCTTGTTGACCAAGTGTGTTGTAGGTGAACTTACGAAACAAATCAAAGTAGTCAAGTTGTGCGATACCCATCAGGTCATAGGTGTCAACATCATTCATACCGAACTTGTTTGCACGAATTTTACGAGGCGATACCACACCCCACGGTGAGAACTTCTTGACCGACTCCTCACCAATTACCTTGCGTGTGCGGTTGACCAGATACGGAATATCAAACTGTTTACTGTTCCAACCAGTCACAACATCAGGTGTCCCGTGGTTAGACCAGTAGTTCAGGAATGTGAGAAACAAGTCGAGTTCAGACTCACACTTGTTGTAGATAGTATCCTCACGAGGCTCATAGTCACCCAGACCCCACACACGATAGAAGTCTTCCTTAGATGACTTGGTGCAGATAGAGATGACAGGATAGTCTGCCTTGTCGGGTTCGGGAAATCCCTCATCAGATGCGACCTCGATATCGATTGTGGTAATCACAATCTGGTTCTGGTCAAACTTGATGTCAGACGGGAAAGTCTCAGCAATGAACTGCGAGACGAAGTTGTTCATTCCATACACGTTCATAGTGGGAACATGTTGATACTGTTTGATGAAGTCAGTCGCATCGCGCATTGAGTCAAAGGACATTGGGGCAACAGGTTTACCTTCGAGTGTTCTCCATTCACTCTGACCGTTGACAAACAATGTAGGTTTGAAAGGAATGCGTTTCTTGATGCGTTCTGCACCATCGTAACCGCGATACAGAATAGAGTTGCCGTATCGTTCTACGGATGTATAAAATTTCATATTGTAGTCCTCATGATATAATTACATTATACACGAGTGAACGACATTTGTCAATCAATAATTTTATATCCTTTAGCGGTGGTGGGGTTTCTCTCCCACGGCACTTTTTGCACTCCATCATGTTCTTGGGTGATTCCTAATGACTTAGATATTACCTGTGTTGATGCAAGTTTGAAAGGACTGGTTTTTGCTTTATTATTATATGTGTCATAAAGTTCAGATGCCCTTTTTCCCACACCTACATGCGGTGGATTGGGGTGATGACACATCCATGTGAAGCTTCCATCGTGTCCATGTTTTCGCGTCAGATATGTCTTCACCAGTCTCTCGATACAACCGTATGGGCCACCGTTCAGGGGGAATGCTTGGTTCAATAATAAGTTATTCATATAGACTGCGGCAGACTTTGATAATGTGTAACAGGACATAAACATACCACTGTTTGCATATGCAAGTCCGTTTTTCATGGTGAAGTCATATTGTCTCTTGAACTCATCCACATCAAGTAGATACGAATCGTGTTCCATAACATAGAACCTTGCATCACTCTCCGCTCGTTTCTTGATGAGTTGCCAGTGAGAGATGTCTCCCGCTCTTTCGGACTTGGTGCTCATCTGTCCCCTCTGCATCCCATGAAGCAGGGGTTGCCAGTTGTATAGAGGTTCGAGGTCTGAAATCGTGTCAGGTGTATAACACTGAATAACCTCGATGTCAAGGATATCTTGTTTCGACCAAGACTCCAATGCAATCTCTGTGTATCTGACCGACACTGGATTATTCAGGTCGGCAATCATATATGCTTTCATACAAATATATAGGGGGCAGTTTCCCGCCCCCTACTCGATTATAACCACGCAATAGTGATTTGTAGCTGATTAGACCAACGCTGCAAGAACGATGCCCATTTCAGCAAAAGCCACGCCGATGACGGCGTAGAGAAAGTTGCTTTGAGTCATTTTATTTCCTCGTTTAATCGATGTTGATTTGACGAGGCTGCTTCTCTTCTGGGATTTCCAACTTCAATGTGATAGCAAGTAAGCCATCCTGAAAAGATGCTCCAGTTACTTGGACATACTCTGACAGGCGGAATCTACGTTCAAAGTTACGAGTGGAAATACCACGGTGAATAACTTCTCGACCTTTAGATGCATAAGTGCCTGTAATCTTCAGTGACCGTTCTTTCTGTTCGATTTTGATATCTTCTCGTGCGAACCCTGCAATAGCAAGTTCAATCAGATATTCGTTATCATTTTCTTTGATGATATTGTGTGGAGGATAGTGGTCGTTTGCGTGTGACGCAGCGAACTGCATATCGTCCAGTAGTCTATCAAATCCAATGAAGGCGGACTTCGGGAATAGGGTTTTCTCTAGATTAGTCATGTCTCTTTATCTCCTGTTAAGCAAGACGTTTGGAGAACCCGTTATCGGCGTTCTCACTACTATATATAAGAACTCCGTCCCTGAATGTCAAGGGGTATTCTTAAATAAATGTTGAGGGGTCGCAATCAGGGTCACTCTCAAATCCAAATGAGAATGTGACTCGTGAAGCGACAGGTGTAAGTTGATGCCAAGTTCCTCTTGGTATCCAGACAGCATCGCCAGGTTTCATTATTTTGTCTTCATCGGCTTCTGTTCGTTCTTCGGTATACCCAATGCGAATAGGTGTATCACCTAACACTTGAATAAGGAACACGTCCATACTATCCTTATGACGAGGATATGACCCCGTATATCGACCAAACCCACAGAAGGCAATGTTAGTAATCTGCGGCGCGCCTTTTGTATATTCATCATTGTTTTTAGTAGGCGCTTTAGATACGAAGAAGTCTTCCATATCCGCAAAAATATCTTTAGCAAATTGTGGTGATGACGGTCTTCTATGAAACGAGTTCAAACCAAGACGTTGTTTATCTCTGTTCCAATCATACATTTTTTCGGGGTGAGTATCGACCAAGCGCATGTGTCTTCCCCAGTCGTAATCGAAATTGATGTCTGTCCACCAATGTTTCTTATTACGAATATCTGTAATATGTGATTGAAAGTCTACTTGTTTCCAATGTTGTATTTCGGACAAAGTTCCCACTGGTCTTTCTCTTTATAACCGATGATTTTGATTTGGCGTAACGGGGCGCAGTCTTGTGCGACCTCGTTATTCTGAATCTCAACCAGTCCCCAGTCTGACAACAGAGTTGCAATCGTATTGCGGCGCTCTACGTCTGTCTGTTCTAGGTTGGCCTTCTTACCATCAAGCATAAACAATTCTTTGAAGTGAACGATATAGTATCGTCCTTGTTTATGCAGGATATGACATGATTGGAATAGTTTATTTTCGCGTCTAGATGCGACACCTATGCGTGTCAGGGTTTCGCGAACTTTGAGGAAGTCATCGGGTTCTGCCAGAGTAATCTCCAACATGTTCACAGGACTCCATGATACTAAGTTACTTTCTTCCACCTTTACTCACCTTTTCTTTTAATTTTTGTAGTTGAGTAGGTGAGAGGATGGCGAGAGCTTGTTGTGCTTTCTCATTACTATATCCATAATACTCTTTCACCACATCAACGTCATTATGTGTTTCGGGTTTTGCCCATTTAGAGAAACGTTTCCGTTTCCTAACCATATTTATAAGAAATTGATATTGTAGACGGTTGTCTAGGTGGTGATACCGATTCATCTCATTTGCGAGAACAACGGTGTCAGAGAAGTAGGAAAGACTGCGATTAACCATAAACCCATTGTAGGTCTTCTCGTCTTCCATCACATCTTTCTTGGAGTAGTTTATAGAGGTTACATAATCAAAGGGGTTCATTCAAATCTCCAGTTGTTCAAGTAGTATATCACACTGTTTAAGGAAAGTCAATCCTTTGTTATCTCTATATCCGTGTCCGTATACAACTCTGGATATACCGGCTTGATAGATGAGTTTTGCACAGTGGATGCAAGGGGCGCATGTGGTGTAGAGCGTTGAACCCTCCGCCGACTCTGATGACCTCGCAACTTTTGCAATCGCATTTGTCTCCGCATGAAGAACCTCTTCTTTAGTTATAGGCATATTACCATACTCATCGGTGGTCTCACATTCGTTTGTCCAACCCGAAGGCATACCATTATACCCAATGGAAATTATTCGATTATCTTTTACTAATACTGCTCCGACTTGGAGTCTTTTTGCGGAAGATAGTTTGCCGTATACTTCCGCGACCTTCATGTGTGATTTATCCCACTTATCCAAAATTAAGCTCCATTTGATGGGGCATCCATTCATCATCAACCAATTTAAGTGTCATAGGGGGTTGTTTGTAAGGTTCTTGGTAGGTCTCGACCAACACCACAAACTCTCCTGTTTCCTTGTCTATACGATTACCAAATGTGTCATACTTCCAAGACCGTTCCTCTGGAATGTGGTCTAACTTTCCTATCTTAACATATTTCATATTACCCCCTTGTTCATCGTTTCCTAGTTCTATATATAAATTTCATCGTCTTGGTCTGCGAAGTCTCAGACGAGGATTGAACCACTTAAGCCATACAGAATCAAAGTCGTTAGTCTTACCCATCATCTTATTCCATGTTGTCTGTGAAGATTCTTTGTCTGTGAATAAGTCTTCATAGTAATAAATCTCTTCGTTCAAAACATCAGATAAAATTTCCAGATTTTTATTTTGTTCTATAAATTTGTTTACCATATAGAGATTGTTTTCATTTATTGTTATATCTTTAGGATGATATGGAACATCCCAAGACTTATATTCCATTCCATACATATTTGAATAAAATCTCTCGCCGTGATTGCGTCTAGTCAGTAGAATTGTTTTCTCAAACTTTTTCGAAAACTCTGTAAAGAATTCTACAACTTCGCCTTGAAATTCTGAAGGATAGTGATTATCTATGAGAAGACATTTCCATACAGTATTTAATGGAACATTTATCCAGTCCTTCGTGAAGTCAGAATTCAATCCTAGTTCTTCCAGATATTCGCGTTTACCTGTGGTAGGGTTCGTATAATTTAGGTCGTTGTTAAAAGGTTCATTGTATAATTTAATGTCATAAGTATTTTTGATTGCGTGGGCTAGTGATGTTGAACCACATCGACCAGTTGCTATGATAAGAGTTTTAGTCATCCCCAGTGTCTCAATACGCCTGCGATGATGAAGAAGCAAGTCAACCAATTGACCAACTGAAGCACTACCTTTATATATAATCCTCGTCTCGCCTGCCTCATTGTCAGGACAGGAACTTTTGGTTCATCTTCATCTGTCCTACCAATGTGATAGTCAAGTGACCGAGCGAGTATCTTTTCCCAAGTTCTGTATTCCATTATCTAACCCACTTTTGCCAGACCATCTTCAATGATGTTTTCAATGTTCTATCACCATAGGTGCAAGTAATCTTTTTCATCGGAGAGCGTGTCATCCAAGACAATAGAAAGACAGGGAGAGTGAAACCACCATCCCAATGATATGCGACATACGGAATTCTGTGACTCATGTAGCCGCTTACCAGACCCGCTGAGATGCATCCTATCTTGATGCCTTTGAACTTAGACCTACGATAATACGAGTTGAGATACCATCCCTGTTCACGCCATCTTGTTCTGACAATATGACAAGGATGCACTTCATTATACTTACCTTTTGGTGTATGCTCAGAGGTAAAGAAATAGTATCTCTCAATCATTATTATTCTGAATCAACCCATAAACCTAATAATACTAAAACCAGAAAGCCGATTACTACTAACCACCCCATAACGAGATAACTCCGATACCAAAAAAGATTACCCAGAATGTTATTGCTTCTTTATTCATCTTCAATCACTCCCCACTCTTCACCATCGAAATGAGTTTCCTCATCGTAGATGTTATAGTCCATATCGAAAATCATCTCACGAATAAGGTCGTAGATAGCATCGTCAACAGAATCATTATCTTCAATAAACTGAAGAAGTTGTTCTTCAGTAACTCCGAACTCATCTAGACGTTCTTGGTCAACCACATATTCTTTTACAACATATTCAATATTAGTTTCTGTGTGTTTCACTCTAATCATTATACATACTCCACATTTGCCATACATTCGGTAAGGCAGGCTACTAAGTTTAATTCATGGTCTGCAACAAACGCATTCTTGTATTGATAATCAGCAATAATAAGAATGAGTTGAGGCACACTCTCTGGTTTCACATGACCTTCCACACTGTCATATACACCACGGAAGATTGATGCGGGTTCGAGGTCGATATTGTTTACAACCCACTGACGCATCTTCTTGAAGTCTTTGTCCTTCAAATGTTTATATAGGTCACTGTATTTACTGTTGTCCTCAACGATGATATCAGTAGTGATACTACCACCGATACTGCCTCGTTGTAGTTCGTTCAGACCTCGACGAAAGTCGGGGAAGTGTTTCATCACCAGATTGGCAACGGTCTTACCATTGAACTCAATCTCTTCTTTACGAAGGATATCACGACACCGTTGAAAGAACTGTTGTCCCAGTGTCGCGCGGTCTTGATTGGTCTTGACGTTGAACTCATACACACCACACCGTGAGTGTAGGGGTTCAATGACACGGTTCTTGAAGTTACATGTCAGAATGAACCGACAGTTCTGTGAGAACTCTTCGATGAACCCACGCAGGGCTGGTTGTGTAGATTGAGGATTGAGGTAGTCTGCCTCGTCAAGGATAACAACTTTGTATCCACCTGACAGAGAGACAGACGATGCGAACTGTTTAATCTTACCACGCAGGGTGTCGATGTTACCTTCTTCCGAACCATTGATTACAATGTAGTCCAGACCTAGTTCGTTACAGATTGCACGAGCAACCGTGGTCTTACCCAGACCCGCAGTCCCCGTGAATAACATGTTGGGTATCTCACCAGAGTCAACAATCTTCTGAAAGGTTTCTTTCAGTTCACTTGGTAGGATAGTTTCTTGGACGGTTTTAGGGCGATACTTCTCGACCCAGAGGAATTCATTACTCATACTTTCTCCATAATAAAAAACAATAGTAACACACTATAATGTGTTTGTCAAGAAAAAAGTGGAGTGAGCGGAAAGGAGACGCTCACCCCACCCTATAAGTCGGCGGAAAGGAGACGCTCGGACTTATTCTTCGTCTTCGTCCACTTCTTGTGCGGATTGATACTCCTCACAGATTTGGACGATTTGCACCGCTTGGTCACGCAACTGGCCAATGGTCGAAAGTTCTTCACCTTTGAAACCGCCGCGTTGGACAACGGTATCAACTACGGCGACAGTAGAACGAGCGACACGATTACCAAGTTCGTAAATTGCGGTATGGTCTTCTTTCGGTGTTTTAGCTTTTGCCATCATTATACTCCATATGTTGATGATTTTTCAAGTGCAATAAAGTATTCAGTCGGTGACTGTTTACTCGTAAATTTAGAGATTAGTTTAGATGAAACCTCAACATCATAATCTTCGTTGATAACTTTTACATTACCAACATTCAGAACGAAGTTGAATTCAACTCCTTCTGGATATGTTCCTTCTACTTCAATAGAGAAGGTATTGGAAGTTCGGTCTTCGGTGTCAGTGACAGTCAGACAGACCGCACCAGTCGCAGGGGTGATTGAGATATTCTCATGACCCAGTGCAGCGGCGGCACGTTTTACTTTACCCAGTGTGTCAGTATCTAGGGTGAATTTAACTTCCGCTTCTGGCATGTCGATGTTACGGCCTGGCGATGTCAACATCTCAGGGTCAGAGAAGAAATACTTCACCGATGAACGACCCGTGGAGTCACCGACCACAACGTAGTCAGACTCAAACTTTAGACGGGGTTCGTCAACCAGAGACAGGACATTCAGAAACTCATTCAAGTCGTAGATGCCAAATGTCTGTGGGAAGGATTCGGTTGTCTCGGCAGAGGACAACACGTTACGCGCAACCGAAATAGTCTTCAATGTGTTACCTTCAGTAATCACAATGTTCGGATTAATGGTTGCATAGTTTTTCAAAATGTTTAATGTAGTATCAGTTAGTTCCATAATATTAACCTTTCAGATTTTAGTGTGTTTATACTATAACATAGTTGACGGATAATGTCAAGCAGCTTTTAACTTCGAGAAGTTCTTTTCTTTGACAAATTCTATTTTTCGTTGGAATGCTGCATCTTCCAACTCAGACTTGTGAGAGATGACAAAGACATTGGTGTCTTCGGCGACTGTTGCAATAATCTTCATCAGGTTCTCAATACCTTCCTCGTCCAGTGACGAGTCAAAGGTTTCGTCCAACACTAGTAGGTTGGTTGCCACAGAGTTCTTCATCTTGGCAATCTGTCTCCATGTGAACAACAACGACAAGTCAATCCGTTGTTTCTCGCCCTCAGAGAATGAGTCGTAGGAGAATGCGTCACGGTGTCGTGACCGAATGGTTTCCTCGAATGCCTCGTCCAAATTGAAGTGGACAAAGAAGTCAAGGATTTGTAGATACTCGTTAGTCAGTTTGTTAATGACAGGAATATACTGTTTGATAATCTTGGTCTTGATACCAGTATCCTTCAACATCTCCGCACTGACCCGATAGTAGGAGCTCTGTTCTGCAAGTTTATACTTATCGTCTTGCAATTCCTCTTTCTCTACACGGAGTGTTTCCAGTTCAGTATTCGCTTCACTGAGGTCACCTCTCTGTTCAGACAATACAGTGAGTTCAGTGTTAATGACATCAATGGTTCTGTTAATTGACCCAATCTCCTGAGTATTTGCATTGACCTTTGACTGCCATTCCCGTATACTTTCCATCTTTGTTTGCAACTCTTCTTGTTGCGCGAGTAGAGTTTCTCTTTGGGCTTCACCCATGTCGAGTGCATTCTTGATAGTCCCCGCTTTGGTTTTACATTTGTCAAGATGATAGTTCTTCGTTGTCTCATCAATGTCTTGTTCGCATGTCGGACATGTATCGTTCTCTTGGAAAAACTTCGCCTGCTTGACAACTTCTTTTTGTTGTGTTTTGAACTGCGCCATGTATTGGTCAATGGAGGCAATATCTGAAGATACCTTAGTTGTTCCTTCATTGACACTTGGGGACTTCTCAGTGATTTCATTTGTCAGTTCCTCATTCGATTCGTTCAGGATACGAATGTCTTCCTGCAAAGATTTGATTGTGTCGAGTTTCTCTTTTTTCTGCTGTGCAGTTATTTCACTCAGGTCTCGAAGATACTTTTTCTGTGCGTTAATCTTCGTCTCTACCATACTCAGTTCATGAGCATTATCACTAATCTTGTCTTTGAGGATAGACATTCGTTCCTTTAACAACCCGTTCATCTTACTGAACACGTTGATATCAAGTAGGTCTTCAATCACATCACGCCGAGCTTGAGAGGTAAGTTGCATGAAAGGCACGAAGGATGAAGACCCCAGAACCACAATTTGATGGAAGGACTTGTGGTTCAACTTGATAATATTATTCTCCAGCATCGTTTGATATTCCCGTGCATGAGAATTCTGGTTCACCATATTACCATTGACCCATATCTCAAACTTTGCTGGTTTGATGCCACGGACAACTTTGTAATTTTGTGAACCAATCCGAAACTCAACCTCGACCAACGTGCCTTTTGCATTGATGGAGTTGACGAGTTGTGGTTTCGAAATCTTACGGTGCGGCTTACCAAATAAACCAAAGGAGAGAGCGTCTAACATGGTAGACTTACCCGCACCGTTCTGACCCACCACCAGTGTGGTAGGAGAAGTATCGAATTCAATCTCTGTAAAATTATTTCCCGTCGATAGGAAGTTCTTGAATCTCAGTTTCTCGAAATGTATCATCTTCTGTAAGACCGCACCAGTCGCACGGTGTCCCTTTCTCAAATCCCATTATGTCTTTCTGCACTTTACAATAGTGTTCCCAGAAAGCAAATCCATCACTAAATCCTAGACCCATTACACAATCTCCATTGTCTGTGCTTCCATCATAAGGTCAGATATCTCTTTCTTAATCCTACCCTTATCTAGGTCTGTATTAACAGCATCAATATAATTATACACGATTGTTTCGGTATCGTCAAGCGAAATCTCTTCGTCCCCGACATTTTCTCCGATGAACTCTTTGAAGTCCTCTTGGATTTTTAGTTCGTGTATCTTCTGAGCCTGCACACGGTCAATGAACCGTTCAAACTCATAGGGGTCGCCCTTGTTGGTAACAATGACCTTGACGAACTTGTTGTCCAGATACTTGAGGTCTTTGAACTTATTCATGTTCTCGTGGTCGTAGTAAATCTTCTCATAGATTGTGATTGGGTTACGCACCGCAGTCACTTCTCTTGTTTCCGTATCAAGGATATGGAAATACTTGTCATCGTTGCAGTCGTTCCAGAAGAACTCCATCTGACTTCCCAGATAGTGAATGTTACCCTGTGATGACTTGGCGTGGAAGTGACCAGAGAGAACTGACTCAAAACGGTCAAACAGTTTCGGTGACATACCATCTTGACATGGCATACCCTTCTGCATTTCAAACCCTTGTAGTTCTAAGTGTGCGCCAATGAAGTCTACCTTACAAGTCTTAATGAACTCTACGGACTCCTCTTCATTGTCAGGACAAATCCACGGAACAAGCCCCATCTTCAAACCATCATAGTCCATGACCTTTGGTTTGAGAATAAGATTGACCTCATTCATGTAGTGACCCTGCAACTCTTTGAGAGCGTTCAGTTCAGTCGTGTTCTTATAATACATGTCATGGTTACCAATGATAATATCCATTGTGATACCATGATTACGCAGAGGTTCTAAAAAGATTTTGCGATTGTGTTGCAGTGCCTTGAAGTTGATTGTCTTACGATTGTCGTAGTAATCGCCCAAGTGCAGAATGTGTTTGATATTGTTCTCTAACAGATAGGGGAAGAACACGTCCCGATAGAACTGTTCTTGGTAATCCATAAAGATGTCAGAGGAGTTGCGAATACCGCAGTGCGTATCATTAAGAATCGCTATCTGCATTGCGAACTCTCCTAAGTGCTTCGGCCATGCTTAGTTTTACGGCACTACTGTTCTGTAGTTTGATTGCCTTCTTACGTTCCTTACGAACTGTAACTCTCTTCTCTTTATCCATCAGTAACTTAACCTCTCTGACTCAATAACTGTTCTACTATCTTCTACCCACTCTTGGTAAGACTTATTGTCTTTATAGAACTCACGTTTCTCAGGTGTGCCGAAATACTCGACAACCCATTGCGCTTGGTCTATATTCTTCCCGTGATAAGATAAGTTTTTCATTTTTCCATTATACCAAATACGACATACAATGTCAAGTAAAAAGATTGGCTCCACCTGCTGGGCTCGAACCAGCGACCTAATGATTAACAGTCATCCGCTCTACCAACTGAGCTAAGGTGGAATAATCTGGCGGAGGGTGAGAGATTCGAACTCTCGAAGGGCGTGAACCCTTAACAGTTTTCAAGACTGCCGCTTTCAACCACTCAGCCAACCCTCCTGTTTCTTGACTTATATGTAGACAACTGACTATCACAGTTACTACAAATCAATCTCAGGTTATCAACACGATTATCGTTATTGACACCATTTATGTGGTCTAACACAAGAGGCATCTCTTGTCCGTTCCACATATTACTGATACCACATATATCACAATGTTTAGTATCAAGTATTTCTTGTTTGTAAATCCTCTCTTTCAACCTATGTCTAGGATAAGTAGAGTTCTCTACAAAGACCTCACTATCATCTTTACGGATACTAGCGTGGTATTCAGTTAGTCCAGTCTTTTTACCTTTGTTCCAAGGCGTTGCGCCTTTTTTCTGTGGCATAATAATATCTCCTATTTGATA